ACGGTTAACCCGGCAAGAACATTATTCACTAAAGGAGTTAAGTCTGCTGTTGTTGGACATTCACACCGGACCTCAATACATACCGACTCAAACTTAATGAGCAAGATAATCACCTGTTGGAGTTCGGGTTGCTTATGCGGTTTACATCCTGAGTGGGCACGAATAAACAAATGGAATCACGGAGCTGTATTTGTAGAACGAGCCAGGAGCGGAGCGTTTAAGGTAGATAATTTCAGAATCAATGAAGGGAAACTATTATGAAAACAGGACACATACGAATAACAGATAAGATTTACTTTGAGCCTGATGGATTAGAGAAACCGAATTGGGATATTCTTTCAGATTGTTTTATAAAGCATGGATATGATGTAGAAGATATAAAAGGGCTTTATAATGAAAAAATGAAAGCCTACGAAGCCTCAAAACAATTAGTTGAGGTGGAAAATGCTTATTGGAGTGCTGAATATAATGAATGGTGGCTTGACCCTATGGATAATTATGATATAGCAGGACGTGCTAAAAACAACCAACCATGCAAAGCTGAAATCAATAACAACAAAGTAATTATAATTGAACTATTATGATACCGGTATATATTAAATGGAACGATGCCATGAGTGATATAGTTGGATGGCGAACTATTGAAGATGCTATTGAATGGGGTCATGATGTGCCATGCAAGGTAGAACAATTAGGATTTATAGTCGATGAAACAGAAGATTATATATTGCTTGCGAGTAAATTGAATTTTGATATTATACAGGGATTAACAAAAATACCCAAGAAGTATATACTTGAACGAATAAATTTAAACTATGAAAGCAACACTAACATTTGATTTAGAAAACTGGGATGATGCAAGAAAACACTTAGCTGCTGTCAAATCTGGAAACATGGCTATTGTGTTATGGGAAATAACCCACAACCTTAAAAAGAACTGCCACATACATATAGAGGCGGTAGAGGCAAACGAAAAACTTGATAAATATGAAGCTGTCGAATTGGTATTTGAAAAGATACATGATTTGTTAGATGAAAACAATATAATAATAGATGAATTAACCTGTTAAATTATGAAAACAAACATACACTGTGACGGATGTAAGAACCTGAAGACATTACCCTGGTCAATCCAAAAGGCAAAGAACAATAAATGTAATATACGAATGTTATTCTGTAAAGCATTAAACGATTTGCATATTGACACGATTGAGACAAAGAACACTGATCTGCATAATTCAGGGATGCCATATATTGAAGCACCCTGGGATTGTCACCGTAGGCAGGAGTTGAGGAAACAGGGAACGGAGTGTAAATTTATAAAACAAATAAACTAAAAACAATTATTATGAAAAGACTAAATTTGATTAGAAATAAAGAATCTTATAACATTGATATCAAAGAAGAGGATATTGATATGGACTATTTTGAGGATTTTGAATTGCCAAGTGATTTTTGCGGTAAATTAAATATTAGATCAGAAGGCGAATTTAAAGATAAAGCAATAGTTCTGTCAGATTGCTATGATTATGCTATTGGTAAAGATTCTTCAGGAGAAATAATCATTGTACCACTAAAACAGAAATCATGACCCCAGTAAACATTGCAATGAGATGACATGGTATTATGAAGGAGAACCCTGTATGTGTTGTTATGGTAGTGAGATTCCTGGTAAAATTTATGAACTTATTAAAATAGAAAAGCTATGGAGAAATTAACACAAGATGAACGGTTTGTTTTGTATGTGATGAAAAACAGGAAAAGAGTTAGTTATGCATATTACAGTCTTTATAAGCAATCAATTAATAAAATATCTAAAGAGATTGCAATGGATAAAGAGGACTTGCGAAAAATATTAATATCACTAAAAGACAAAGGGTATTTGAAAACTGAAAGTAACCGTGAAGGAGTTGAAAAATGGATTGTTAAACATTTTTCGTAACTTTGCAATATGAAATTTGAATACAATATAGATGTTAGTTGTCCAGAGGTATATTGGATGAGTAATGAGATAAGATTCAAAAAGGTTACGGATGAATTACATGGATTTTTACCAAAGTTATGGCTGGCCTCTGTCAAAGAACCAGATAGTGAATATACAAAAAATACATGGGTGGATTATAATAATTTAATGGAGCCGTTGCGTTGTGAAATTGGTACAACGGAAGACATGGAAATAATCAAGTATCTATTTTCTTTTTATTCTCCATGCCCAAATAGTGATTGGGAACAAGATTGTAATGATGATTTATATTTTATGAAATCAGAAGATGGGTTTGTAAAAATTGGTAGATCAAAAAATCCCAAGAAAAGATTAAGTGCAGTACAGTCAGGGAATCACAAGAAACTAATTATATTAGAAACATTCAAAAATAAAGGTTGTCACGAATATGATATACATGAAAAATTCAAACATTTATATGTTCGTGGTGAATGGTTTAAAATGTCTGATGAAATAAAAGATTTTATTAAAGAAAAACAAGATGTCTAATGATCCGGTAGGGAGACCGCCAAAGTATAAAAACAAAGATGAGCTTCAGAAAAAAATAGATGAATATTTTAGAACTGGAATGCGTAAAAGACAAATAGCTACTGGACCAATAACCAATAGAACAGTAGTCGAAATACCAATTCCAACAATTACGGGGATTGCTTTATTTTTAGGGTTTGAATCAAGACAATCTTTTTATGCTTATGAAAAAAAGGATGAATTTAGTTACACTATAAAAAAGGCACGAACATTTATAGAGAGAGAATACGAAGAACTTCTTTCAACTGGTAATGTAGCTGGTGCTATTTTCGCTTTAAAAAACATGGGGTGGAAAGATACCCAAACAATAGACGCTAGTGTTTCTGGTCCCAAACTTATAGGATTTGACGAATGAGTATATTAGTACCAATAGTGATCATTATAATTCTTGCGATAATATTTATTTTTATCCCTAAGGACAAATAATGTTTGACTACGTATTCAAAAAGAGTCTGTTCACAAAGGTATTCTGGAAGCTACAAGAAGCGAAGACCAGGTTTATTATAAACTATGGCGGAGCGAACTCTTCAAAGTCCTGGTCACAGGCACAGCATGAGATAATAGAACTACTCTCAGGTAAGGGTGATATGCTTGTCGTTCGTAAGATCGGAGCTGAACTCTTTAACTCGGTTTACTTTCAGATCAAAACAATCATTGAGAGGTGGGGATTACAGGATGAGTTTGTTTGTGTATTCTCAGGGTCTAAAAGGGAAATCTCTCACAAGGAGACAGGAAACCGGTTTGTATTTACAGGGCTGGATGACCCGGCAAAGTTAAAGTCAATGTTAAACATTAGAAGGGTGTGGGGTGAAGAGGCCGAAGAGATGGATCTCGATGATCACAACGAAATAAACAGGCGTGTAAGGGGTTTTAAGGACTGTCAGATTACTTATACGTTCAATCCTATATTAGAGACTCACTGGCTAAAGACTCACTTCTTTGACGTTCCTGAGATAGCAGAACAAACGACTCACATATTTAGCACGGTTAAGGACAATCAGTTTGCTTCTGCTGAAGAGATAAAGGCACTTGAAGACTATAAGCTATACGATATTAACCAGTATAATATTTATTTTCTTGGTAAGTGGGGCAAGCCTGGGGCGAAGAGACCGTTTGCGTTTGCCTTCAAGGATCATCATATTGGACATGGATTAATTATTAACCCTAAGCTGACTGTTTACTTATCGTTCGATTTTAACGTAGATCCGATCACTTGTATAGCTGCACAGTTCGGATATAAGAATAACAAGCTATGGCTTCATGTGATTAAGGAATTCAGATTAGTTAATTCAGATATATACAAGTTATGTCAGGAAATAAGAACTTACTTTTATGAAACTATCTATTTTAAGATTACAGGTGATGCAACCGGCAAATCTCGAACGGCCATGACAAAGGGACATACAAATTACTACCTTATCATTAAGTCAGAGTTAAGACTAACGAATGCTAACTTTGATGTGCCTACAAGCAACCCATCGGTTAAGAACACCAGGGTATTAATGAACACCTTGCTTATGAGAGAAAACGTGTCTATTGATGACAGTTGCAAGTATTTAATAGATGACCTTCATTATGTCGAGGTGAATGAACACGGGGAAGTTGATAAAAGGAAAGCTGAATCAGACGGTATGAATCACCTATTGGATTGCTTCAGGTATTTATTATTTCGTTATCATCAAAGACATTTAAAAAACATTCCTAAAAACTTGCTTAATTGATTTATTAATAATATATTTGCAATATGCTTACCGGAAAACTAACCGCAAACAAGAAGATGTTAGAGAGCCAATAGATACCGACTGATCGTTTCTACAAGCGCATGGAAGTGTTTATATTCAAAGAGTACAACGATAAAGGTCAGAATTACTATTACTGTGGCGATTGCGAAGACGACGAATCGTGTTATTTCATCCCGTGTGAATGGGTAATTGTTAAATAAAAACTAAAACTATGGAAAACTATTTTGTAATTCATTGTAATGATGACGGAGAAATCTCAATAGAGAGATTAAACAAAGAAACATTAACAAATAGGTTTATTGATCCAGATTATTATGGGGAAAATGTTGGTTTTATCAAAGAATTAACAGAATCCGATCCGCAAATATGGAATGAGGAAGAAAACTTTTTGATTATTAAGGGTAAGATAATAATTCCTAAATTTGATAAAATCACTTTTGAATAATTAAATAATTATGGGTTGTTCAGGCTGTTCAAAGAAAAGGAATATTCCAGTGACACAAACCTTCAGGGTGTATGTCGAAGTGCCCAAGGACATCACACTAGCAACGATTAAAGACATAACGATTAAGTTGAAGAACTATGCTAAAGAATTGATTAATGAAAAATAATGAGACATTTTCCGGTAAAGACAAGGGAATAATAAAAAGATTCCAAAAGGGTGAAATAACACTTGAAAGGGCACATGATTTAATATTGAGATGTGATAAGAGAGTGGTAGATACAGGATTAATGTATCTTATTTTTCAAACAATAATGCCTAATACATAAAATTATGAACTGGAGAACTTTAAAAAAGAAACATCCTGAAATATGGAATAATGTATATGAAGGTATGATATTTGATTTATGTGAATGTATGCCGGGATCAGATATTGAGCAATACAAAGAAGGGAATAAAGATTGTCGAATAATTAGAATAGCTCATAATGCTGCTTTTTTTGCTTGTGATGTAGTACATAAAATATAAAAGATATAATCAATGAAGCGTAAAAAGACATCGATTAAAGTACGTGTTAAAGTACCTAAAATTATAGGCACATTGGAAGCAAGAGAGATCACAAAGAAGTTAGAAATATACGCTAAGGAGTTAATCACTAAAAACTAAAATTATGGCAAAGTTAACATGTCGAAAGCAATTAAAAGCTAACAATGGCAAATTAAAAACTGAGGTTAAGCAATTGAAAAACAGGGTGTCGTTTATTAAATTAATTAAGAATGTAAAAAAGGCTAGTTTTTTTACTAGGTTATCTTTTTGTTATACTATATTATTTAAGAAAGAACTAATCAATGGCTAAAGCAGGAACACCAAAAAAGGACGGCTCAGGCAAAGGGTCAAGAGCTAACGCAGGACGTGGCGGACATAAACCGTTACCAGTAGGCAAAGGACGTAACACAGGTAAAAGAAATGGGTAAATGCAAGGGATGCACAAAGCAGTTAAAATCAATTGGCTCAAAGAAGCGGGACATATTCAAGTCAACCCGCAAAACCAAACCGATACGAATCGGAACTAAAAAAAAGTAATATGGAAATACCAAAAAGTTTTAAATTATTTGGCAGTACGGTAATTGTTGAAATGAATAATGCTGAATGTGATAAAGAAGATGCTTATGGAGCAGCACGCTTTAAAAGCAATGTTATTTATTTAAGAGACCATGCGCATGGTGAAAATATTGATAAAACAGAAATAGAATCCACATTTTTACATGAAGTAATACATTTCATCTTTACTAAATTAGGACATGATGAATTAAGTGACGATGAAAAACTCGTAAAACAATTTTCGAAAGCGTTACATCAAATATTAACAACTCAAGAATATTAATTATGGAAAAGTTAAGAATACACCGAACAAAGTACCGCAACAGAGGTCAGGCAGACAAAAAGCTTAAAGGGCAAAATGAACATCATGTAATCTTTAAGTTCGATACTGAAGACAAAGCCAAAGGCTTTATCACTCAGGTTAAGGATTGGTATTACTCACTTGATGAAGTTGATGAAATTAAAACAGTAAACGATGAACTACCTAAAATTGAAGTTAAGAAAATTTCTCGCAAAAGACCAGGTCCGCAAAAAGGAATAGGCGGAAGACCTGCTCAAAAGAATATACAAAGATAAGGCAGG